CAAAATTAAAACCTAAATTATCTGAAGTAGTGGTAAATACAAAGTCTTCTACTAAAGAACCCATAGATTTAACTGTTCCATCAAACATAAAAAATCCACCAGAATCTCCTATCCAATAAACTGCACCGTTAGCAAACACTATAGAATGTTGACCTACACAACCACAGTTAGAACCTACTTGTCTAATACTAAAGGTAAATGGAGCACCAACGTACTGCATTAAGTATGCAGAAGTATCCGTTAAAATAAGAATATAGTCTTTACCTTTAGCTGCTCCAACAATTTTTGTCCCCGAGTCTAGTCTAAACGTACCTGCAGTATTAGTAGAGGTAGGAGTATAATCATTAATATTTTCTTGATCAGAAAACCTAATAAACATCTTATCTTGCGATGAAACTGTTCCTATAGTTGTTTCTGTTCCTAAAAATATTAAATGCCTATCTCTATCTGATACGATAGACATAACAGATCTTGTAGGTGCACCTGAAATAATAGAAGCTCTAGTAGTTACACCAGCTCCCCCATTAGGATCCCATTGAAAAGCAGGGCCATTCTTAATAGTTGCTACTAATAATTCTCCATAATTATCTAAAGACCAAGAAGCAGGATCTAATATTGTTTGAGAAGTAGTTCTTGCTGTACCCCATGTACCTAAATTCCAAGTTCCTGTTCCCCATCCATAGCCATAAGCTTGTAACAAAGGCCCAATTTTATAATAAGGTCTAGTGTCTAAAGTTCCATCGTTAGTTGCCCCTGTTCCCGTTTCCGCAGAAGCCATAGTAATCGTGAATGTAGTTGTTGTAGGTATGGATTGTACTTCATAAAGTACATCATCAAAGTCTGATGCTGTGTAATCTGTTTGACCAGCTGTAAATGAACCTGCATTAGCAAAAGTAAGAATATCTCCTACTTCTAATCCATGTCCAGAAAGTGAAGTAATCGTAACAGTGGACGATCCGTTGACCGTGGTAATATCACAACCTGCCACGTTCAAGGAACTGTCTAAAGGTGTAATATCATAGTAATCATTACCATCATAAATATATAACATTTTATTTGTGCCAATCGCAGCAAATTTTCTACCATCTAAATCTGCCCAGGTATGTATAGCTCTAGAAGCACCCACAAGTGTTTTATTTAATACTTGAGTCCAGCCTCCTATTTTTTCAGGAGAACCGTATCTAAAACGAACGTTATCTCCATCTGTCCACTGACCTTCGGCCTGCGAAGCTGTGGCTTGTTTATTGAATCCTGGTGTAAATTGTACTTTTCTAAGCGGCATATATGAATTATACATCATAAGGGTATATCTATAAAGATTAGGCTTTTAACTCTTTAACAGCTTATTAATAACGTATTAAATCTTATACCAGATTGGAACTGTATATCTCTGGCCTTCAGTTATTTTTCTAACAGAATGTTTTACCCTATTTCCTTTAAAAGTGATTATCTTTCCTGTCTCAGGTTTAATGATTTTATTACCAACTTTAGTTTCACCCCCTTTAAAATCATCATTTAAGTATAAGATAGATGTTAAAATATGCTCTGGTTTATCAATGTGAGCAGGTTGTGATTCTCCAGACGGCCATTTGACTACTTGAAAATAATTAATATACGCTTTTTTGTTTAGTGTTCTTATATGAGAAGTAAAATGAGCTATAAGTTTTTTAGTTTCATCTAATTCAATAATATTAGATAAATCTATTGCTTCAGTTGTTCTATGGTAATGTGAATATTTATTAAGTGTTTTTTTAAAATTATTTTTATGAAAATTAATAAGCCAATTGCATGCTTCTGAAGATAAAAAGTTGTCTATCTCTGTAATTTTAATCACTTTAGTTCATGTACAATAAAATTTGCAGCTACAGAAATTCTAGTTCCTTTTGATTTAAAGGGTGAAACATAATGCCTTGTATTAAATGGAAACATAAAAAAATCTCCTTCTTCAGGAACATGATGAAAATGATTATTTGTCAAAGGTCTTACATCACCATATAAAAATTCTATAGATCCTGGACCATGATGGGTTCCTTTATATTCATCTCTTTCTTTTTTTAAATTAGGTACATCCAAATATAAAACACTAGATAGATGACAATCAGTATGTACATGAGGTGGATTAAATTCACCTGCTTTCATAAAATTAACCCAAGCTCCTTTTATTTCTACGGTCTCTCCAATGTTATGTTTATAAAACATTCTAGAACCCTCTATATAAGAAATTACTGCAGGTTGAATAAGCTCCATATATTTAGCTTTATCAATATTATATTCTTCTTTAATATGCCCTGCTAGTTGATGATTAGCACTTTCTTTTTTATCTTTTTTACAAAGATTTTTTATTTCTTTTAAAGTATCTTTATCAAACTTTGTTTGAAAAACAAAAGGGCCCCATGTTAAAAATTTATATTCCATATAGCTTTTTTAACTGCATCTGAAGTTTAGCTATTTTTTCAGCATAAGTATAATTTATACCAACTACAGTTTCTAACTGTAATTCAAGTTTTTTATTATATTCTTTTAAATCATGGTTCATTAATTTTTCAGAATCTTTAACTTGTTTTTCCATACTTAATTCAAATTCAAGTTCTGTATTTTTTTGTTTTAATTGTTGTATTTCTTGTTTTAAAGCATCTACATCCTGCATTTTATACTCCTTTTTTAAATTTTGAAGGTAATCCTAAATGAGGTCTTCCATCAAATTCGTTTTCTTTAGCTCCCTTAATATTTTTATCTGTATAGTGTAAAAATACTTGAGCACAGTCTTCACCTTTAAATTCGTCTCTCCAATGTTCTAAATCACAGCCTCTATAAATTAACATATCGCCTGGATTTAAATTTACTTTAATGCCTTTTGTTTTAGAGGCCTGGTATCCTTTATCAGTATGTTTCCCATCTTTAGGATCTTTACTTAAATATATTGGCCATTTCTCTCCACCTAAAAATAAAGTAGTTGATATTTCACAACTAAATCTATCTTTATGTCTTTTTAACACATCTCCGTTTTTATAAATTCTAGCATAAGAATAATTACAATATAATTCTTTACCTGTAGTTTTTTGCATTACATCTAATAGTTTGTATAATAATGTTTCAAAAGCTACATCGCCATAAATAGAATAAGTTCCAGGAACTTGTGGATCATCCCACCTTCCCCATTCTAAAGTAAACGGAGATAAAAATTTGGTATTGAACATTGTAGCAGCAGATTGTCTTTTCAATAAAAAATAATAAAATAAAAAATCAGCTAGTTCTGGATCAATAGCTTTTTTAATAATTTTATATTTATCTTTCTTAAACATATATTTTATCTCCTACACAAAGAGCATCCATATCAGAATTTTGTAATAAGTCCAGTGCTTGATTTATTTTATTTGCTATAGGTTGTCCACCTATATTTAAAGAAGTATTTAATAGTACAGGACATCCTGTTTCTTTTTCAAAAGCATCTAATAATGTATAAAAACTTTCATTTTGTTTTTTATTAACTGTTTGATGTCTACAGGTTCCGTCAACGTGAGTTATACTAGGAAGACTGTTAACTAATACTTTAGAAGTATACATCATATAAGGAGAATATTTAATATCAAAATATTTAGATGCTTTATCTTCTTTAACACTAGCACCATAAGGTCTCCACCATTCTCTTTTTTTCACTTTTTGATTTAAAATATCTTTACCGTTTTTAATTCTAGGATTCATTAAAATAGATCTATTACCTAAGGCTCTTGGACCTATTTCACCATGTCCTTGATACCATCCAACTATTTTTCCTTTTGCTAATAGTTTAGCAACTTTATTAATTGTTTTTTGTGTTGGTTTTGTACCAGGAGATTCATCATCTTGAACATATGGATAGTTTTTAAATTCAAATGGTATCTTTTCATTAAAATAATGATGACCAAATCTTACACATCCTAAAGATAATCCACCATCATAAGCGGGAGGATCTATTTTTAATTTATACCCCATTTGTAAAAGTCTTTTATTCCATTCAACATTTAAAGCACAACCACCTGAATAAATAACTTCTTTATTTTTATCTATTGTTTTAAAATAAGATTTAATCATTTCCCAACAAACATCATCCATTGTTTTCATAAAATTTAACCACTCAGGATGATCAGGTGTTTTACCTTTATAGCAAACTTCCATAAACCATTCTAAAAAATTTACATAATCACTAAAATTAGTTCTCATCATTTGCTCATATAAAGAATCAATTCTTTTACCATATTGCATAAGCCCCATAATCTTACCTGAACTATTTCCATGTATTCCTTGATGTAACTTCATTTGATTATCTAACCAGATATAAATACCTCCAGGTGTTACACTTTTAAATCTTCTATAATCTTTACCATTAAATACAGTTGCTTTATTTGTATTTGAACCTTCCCCATCTACAATCACAAATTGTTTACCCTCGTTATAATTTAAATTAGACCAAGCATGTGCGTGGTGATGGTCTAATAATATTTCTTTAGTATGTGGAACAGATCTTTCTCTTTGCCAATAAACACAATCTTGATGAGGTAACAATGGAACTCTGTAGTGTTCTCTCCAAGTTCCAGGATCAGTCATTACATATAAATCAACTTGATCAGGATCTATATTCCATTGATACAATTTTTTATAAAACCATCTTTCAGGTGCATTAATATGTTTTATATTTACATCTCTTTCGTATTTAGAATAATGTTTAAATTTACCATCAACTGAAACAGATATACTACAATCGTGACATGCTTTTCCTAAACCTACAATAATCATAATTAAATAAAAGGGTTACCTATATTCCAAACAACTAAACTATATCTTATACCTTTTGTAACTGGCATAACTCTGTGTCTTACAAAAGATGGAAACACAATAATAGAACCTTTACTATTTGCTTCTTTACATTTTATAATAGTATCTTTTACTGGTTTACCTCCAACACCTTGTGCAAATTCTAATTGTCCTCCCGTATATTCTTTAGGATCATTTAATAAAATAGTCATAGATAATTTTCTTATTTTTCCATGAAAAGCTGTACCTGGTCTATTATAAGGCTCTTCCCAACAATCTCTGTGCCAATCATAAAATTGACCTTTTTTATATTTAGTAAACTGACAAGACTCTGACCAATCCCATTGAAAATTCCATCCAGCATTTTGATTTGCGGTTCTTACAAAAGGATGTATTTCATTATAAATCCAATCATCATTAAGCCAAACAATATTTGATTTTCTTATTTTACTTAAATCTTTTTGAGCAACTTTTGGTTTATCATCTCTACCAACAATAGCTTTTTCTTCAGTTTTAGATTTTCCATAAGCTAAAATTTCATCACAAATTTTATCTGATAAAGCTTTTTTAAAATACCAATAACAATATTTAAGTTCCATATATAGCTTGTAAATAATTCAATTTTATGTATAAATCAAGTCTTATGAAAGTGTTAAATCACACAGTTAAATCTATTCAAAGGCAGGTTTATGTTTTTGAAGGTAAAGTGAATATAGATGTTCAATATTTTATTCAAAAAATAGAAGAGGGTATCGAAAAAGAAAACAATCTTTCTTATAAAACAAATGTTATGTCTAAAATGACCTCATTTGATTACTTTTTAAAAGATGACAAATTTTTAAAGTTTGCAGAAGAGATTTCTCCAGCTTTTGAATACCATAATAATAATGTTAGAGTTAAACTTGAAGATGCATGGGGAAATAAATTACTTCCTGGAGACTGTGTTAAACCCCATAATCATGGAAATGTAGAAATATCTGGAGTTCTTTATTTAGAAGATAAAGGTGAAAAATTATATTTTTCTCAATTAGATTTAAAAGTTAAACCAGAAAAAGGTAAGTTTGTGTTATTTGATTCTACGTTACTACACGGAGTTCCGACTAATTCTTCAAAAGAACCTA